GCAAGCAACACCGATGCAGAATTGCTTCGCGCAATCGCTCGCGGCGAAGTTCGCGGACATGAATTCGCTCGCGAATCACGCGCTGCCCTAGTGCCATCAGCGAACACAGTTGGTGAAAGTTTCTACAACAGAGTGTTTGAGATCGCTCAGTTGGTTGGCCCAATGCTAACCACCTCAGAGGTATTCAACACCGCTTCTGGTGAGAACCTAGTTATCCCAACTGTAACTGCTACCTCATCTGCTGGTTCAGTTGCAGCAGGTTCAGCAATCTCAGAGTCAAACCCAACCTTCTCATCAATCACTCTTGGTGCTGAGAAGTATGGTGCTTTGGTATCTGTTGCTTCAGAGCTTGTATCTGACGCTGGATTCGACATCACCGGCTACATCGCTCAGGAACTAGGAACTTCTCTAGGTCTACAGGCGAACTCAGTTCTAACTGCTAAGTTGGCTGCTGCTGCTGGTTCTGTTGTAACTGGTGGAACTGGTGTTGCTGGTGCTGCGACTTATGAGAACCTAATTGACCTTGTATACGGTATCGCTGACGGTGCGCGTGTTCTTCCAGGTCTAGGTTTCCAGATGTCAAAGACTGGTATCGCTGCTGCTCGCAAGATGAAGGATGGTGCAGGAAACTACATCTGGTCTGACTCTGCTGTTGCTGGCCAGCCAGCAACTCTATTGGGCTACTCAGTATTTGAGAACCCAAATGTTGCTGCTGTTGCAACTGGCGCTAAGTCGGTTCTATTCGGTCACCTACCTTCATTCAAGGTTCGCGTTGCTGGTGGAATCCGCGTAGACCAGTCATCTGACTATGCATTCAACACCGATGTCATCACCTACCGAGGCCTAATCCGCCTAGACGGTGGCTTGACTCACGCAACACACATCGGTTACTTCAAGGGTGGCGCAAGCTAAACCCTGAGTAATTTCAGACTGGTAGACCCCTGGGTGCGTAGGCTCAGGGGTTTACCTTTGTCTGGATTATTTGCTAGGCTCTAGATACCTACGGAAAGGGAATTATGAAGGATTTAGAATTTATCCTTGAATCCAGCGTTGTTGTAGATTCTGGTCAGTTATCCATCTGTGATCCTTGCTATTGGCAAGATGAGCGATTGTCCTATGACAACATTCTCAAGCATTGGGATGAGCAAGCTCTAGAAGAGGACAAAGACCCAATTATTGAACTAGGTCAGTTAGACCATGTGGGTTCAAATATGGCTGTTGTATTTCCTACCGCTACTGGTGACGGTATCTTTGATGTTTACTCAGTTTGGAAAGACGGCGAAATACAGGGAATGTTTGTGTCTTTTGTAAAAGATGATTTTGAAGGTGCAAGTGAGTAAAAAAATAAAGGGAACTTTTACTGTCTGGTCTAACTCTCCAGGTCAAAGCACCGGTTATGGCCAGCAAGCGGAATACCTTGTAAACCGCCTAAAGCGAGATGGGGCTGATGTTGCCGCTTCTTCTAACTATGGCCTTGAAGGTGGGCTAGGCACTCATAAAACCCCTTATGGGGAAATCCCTCATTACCCTCGCGGACTTGATCCTTACTCTAATGATGTTGCTCCTATGCACCACGCTCATTGGAAATCTCAAAACCCTAACCAGCCTGATGTTTTTATTTCGCTCTATGATGTCTGGGTTCTAAAGGGCAAGGCTTGGGATTCTATGAACATCGCCTCTTGGACTCCAGTAGACCACGCCACCTTGACTCCAGGTGTTGAGGCTTGGCTTCGCAAAGAGAATGTAACTCCTATCGCTATGGCCCTAAATGGTGTTCGAGCTATGGAAGCCAAAGGTATTGAGTGCGAGTATGTGCCTCATGGGATTGATACAAAGGTTTTCAAGCCTACTGCCAAGATTCAGGGTCAGCCAGTTCGAGAGTTTATGGGCCTAACTGATGAGTTTGTTGTAGGCATGAACGCCGCTAACAAATCCTCTGGGCTAGTTCACCGCAAGTCTTTTTCTGAGAACTTGCTGGCTTTCTCCATCTTCCGCGAGCGACACAAAGACGCGGTTCTTTACCTTCACACCGAGCCTCTAGGTGTTGCTGGTGGTTGGAATCTAATAAAGATGCTTCAGGCTTTTGGTATCCCTAAAGAGGCGGTCATGTTCCCGCCGATGGTGGATTACAAGTATGGAATGAGCCAACAGGATCTAGCGGCGCTTTACTCGGCTATGGATGTTTTACTTGCGCCTGGTATGGGCGAGGGCTTTGGGCTTCCAACTGTCGAGGCTCAGGCTTGCGGTACTAGGGTTATTGGTTCTAACTGGGCGGCTACCCCTGACCTTGTTGCCGAGGATTCTTGGCTTGTCGAGGGTCAGCCAACTTGGGATGCTGGTCAGGATGCTATCTGGACTCTGCCTTTGATTCCTAGCATTGTAAATGCTCTAGAAGAGGCTTACAAGGCCGAGAGAGGCCCTAGTAAGGTTGCGATGGACTTTGCCTCGCAATTTGATGTTGACACCGTATGGAGCAAATACTGGCTTCCTACACTTGACCGCTTGCTGGCTAAATGATTCCAGTTCTAGGCTTTTGCACTCTAAAGCGCTTTGACCTTGCTGAGAGGCTTTTGGCTTCGATTGATTACCCAGTTGAGCATCTGGTTATTGTGGACAATTCTGGCACTCAGTCTTGGAATCCTAGCAAGCCAGACCTAGTGAAAAACCTTTGGGTTATTCAAGTGCCATTCGGCTTAGGGCTAACTGGTGCTTGGAATCTGATTGTCAAGTCCACGCCTTATGCGCCTTACTGGGTGCTAGTAAATGATGATGCTTGGTTTGAGGCTGGCAGTTTGGAAAAGATTGCCCATGAGGTAGATACTCAAGCTCTGAACTTCCTAGACATTGTTCCGGCTTGGTCAGCGGTTGTCTTTGGCGAGGGCATGGTAGAAAAGGTCGGCTTGTATGATGAGCGGTTCTATCCGCTTTATTTTGATGACAATGACCTGGAGCGCCGAGTAGATCACGCTGAAATTCCTAAAAAGACTATTCAGGCAAAGGTTCACCATGAGAACTCAAGCACTCTAAAGTCTGGGTTTGAACAGGTAAATAACCAGTCCTATAAAAACAACAATTATGTTTACAACTGGAAAGAAGAAACTCAAGACTTTACTCAAGGCGAGTGGTCGCTGGCTATAAGAAGGGCTAACCGATGGGATTGAGAGTATATACCGGCGGAAGTTTTGATCTCCTACATTGGGGGCATATTATGTTTCTTGAGCGCTGTAAACAAATTGCTGGCAAGAATGGAAAAGTAATTGTTTCCCTAAACACCGATCAATTTATACAAGAATACAAAGGCAAAGGCCTAGTAATGTCTTATGGCGAGCGAGCAACAGTTCTTGAAGCGTGTCGCTATGTAGATGAGGTCATTCCTAACTCTGGTGGCGCGGATAGCAAGCCTGCCATTCTTGAGGCTCAACCTGACCTAATTGTTATTGGCTCAGACTGGGCAAAGCGTGATTACTATGCTCAGATGCAGTTTGATCAAGACTGGCTAGACTCTCAGGGGATAGGCCTTTGCTACATTCCCTATACTCAAGGCATTAGCTCGACAGACATTAAGAGTCGCTTGCGGTTTGTAGAGTAAACTTAGATTTATGATTACACAAGGCTATGCCACACTTGCGGAAGTTAAGGCTGCACTTCGCATCCAGGATTCTATTGATGACTCCCTGTTAGAGATGGCTATTGAGTCTGCTTCTCGCCTAATTGATGCCTACACAGCCCGCTCTTTCTATAATGCTGGAACTGCTGCTCGCTACTTTGTAGCCGACAATGACTACCTAACCAACATTGATGACGCAATCTCTATTACTGAGGTTGCTACCGATACTTCAGCCGATGGAACTTATGATGTTATCTGGCAAGCAGATGACTACCAACTAGAGCCTCTAAATGGGCGTGTAGACGGCCTTGTATGGCCTTACAACGCCATTAGAGCAATAGGTGACTACACCTTCCCAATCTGGGGTGGCGAAGCTCTTGTAAAGGTCACAGGCACTTGGGGATTCTCAGCAATTCCTACCGCTATCAAGCAAGCAACCATTATTCAGTCAAGCCGAATCTTCAAGCGCCTAGACTCACCGCTCGGTGTTCTATCAAGCCCAGACCTCGGCTTTATCCGAGTTGGTTCTCGCCTTGATCCAGATGTTTCTCAGTTGGTGGACTCTTACAGGATTGTGAAGTTCGCATAGTGGCAAGCATTACCGCTATCCGCTCAGGGCTGGCAACCAGGCTGGCAACAATCAGTGGACTTCGCTCAGGGGCAACTATCCCTGACAATGTAAACCCGCCTTATGCGATTATTGCGCCTTCATCGGTGGACTATCACCGAGCTTTTAACAATGCACTTTCTACCTACAACTTCACAGTCACTTTGGTTGTTGGTCGAGTGTCAGAGCGCACCGCTCAAAACAGTCTTGATGCCTATTGTTCCCCAACTGGAACTGGAAGCATTAGGGTAGCCATTGAAGGAGATAAAACCCTCGGGGGAGTTGTCTTTGATACAATAGTTACAGGCATGAGAAACTACGGCTCGGTCACCATCGGCGAGAATACCTATCTTGCCGCTGAATTCGATATCGCTGTGCAAGCAGACTAAACAAAAGGAAAACAAAATGGCGAAACAAGTCATCACAAGCCGTTATGTGTCGCTAGGCACAGCGGATGTATCATCAGCCCTATCAGGTGCATCTCTTGAGATCACCGTTGAAGAAGTAGACAAGACCTCTCTAGGTTCAGCCGGATGGCGCGAAGTAGCAGCAGGTCTAAAGTCTGGTTCTGTAACTCTAAACTTCCAGCAGGATTTCGGTGTTGGTGGAGTAGATGCTTTGCTTTACCCTCTAATCGGAACTGAAGCGACTGTAACTATCCGCTCAAGCTCTGCTACCGTTTCAGCAACTAACCCTTCATACTCAGCAGTTGTGCTTGTATCTCAATACACACCTATTGCTGGTGCTGTCGGCGATTTGGCTACCTTCGATGTGACCTTCCCAACTGTTGGCGCGGTATCTCGCGCAACCGCATAAGGATAAAAATGAAAATCAACCTACGCGCCCTATTCCTTGATGGCAACAGCAAGGAGATCACCTGCTCCGCTTCAGACCTTGTAAAGTTTGAAGACAAGTTCAACATCTCAGTAAGCCGAATTCAGGAAGAAGTGCGAATCACTCACCTTCTGTTCTTGGCTTGGGCTTCTGAGGTTCGCACCAAATCCACCGCTTTGGATTTTGAGGCTTGGACTGAAACAGTTGAATCTGTTGGAGCGAGTGAACTCGACCCAAAATAGTAGGGCTTGGCGATTCATCAAGTCATTGGTATATCGCCAGCCTCGCTGTTGAAACAGGCATTGCTCCCTCAGCTCTTATGGCCGAGTCAGACAGAATGCTCTGGACTATGGGCAGGTATCTTGTGTACCGCTCGCAACAAATGAATAGATAGAAAGACCCCCGACTACGCATCGGGGGCTTTTCGCTTCTAAGGTAGAATTGAGATTATGGCTAAAGATGATGTTGTGCAGTTTTATGGTGTAAATGAAACCATCAAACTAATGCGCAAATTTGAGCCTCAAATGCTCAAGGATTTGCGAAGAGACATCCGCCAAATTGCTCAGCCAGCAGTATCAGCAATCAAATCAAACTCGCCAAAAGTTGCACCTCTTTCTGGCATGGCCCACAATGGCCGAACCGCTTACAGCACCCCAAAAGTGACTGTGAACATTACACCGGCTCAACGCGCTAAAGCTTTTGGCTCAACTACTTCTAACCTGGTTGTTATCAACGCCACAGGCTCAGGGAAGGTTTACGGCTTTGATATTGCCGACATGGCAGGTCGAGCCAATCAGGCTGGCAAGTATTCCCAGACTCGCAAGTTTGTGGATCCGCGAACAGGCCAAGTGGTGCGCCGAAGAATTAACGGTCAGGGAGCGAACCTAATTAGGGTTCTAAACTCTCGCGGTGGCCCAGCCTCTCGCTATGTTTACAAAAACATTGAAGATAAACTGCCAGCAATTAGACAACAGGTTGCTCGCTCGCTAGACAGAACTATTGGCGAATTCAACAGAAAGTTGTGGAAAATCTAATGTCAATCAAGGCGATAATTGCAACCCAGTTTGACGCTACTGGTATAAAGCGGGCAGAAAAGGCTTTTAGCGGCCTCAGCAAATCCATCAAGTCCACAGTTGGCACTCTTGGCCTAACCATTGGTGTTGCTGCCCTTGTAAATACCCTAAAGGACGCCTCTAAGGCCGCGGTTGAAGACACAAAGAGCCAAGCGCTCCTAGCCAACCAACTAATGAACAGCGTTGGCGCTACCAATGACCAGGTCACCGCTGTTGAGGCTTCTATTAGCGCGATGCAACTTCAGGCTTCTGTTGCCGATGATGTTATTCGCCCAGCCTTTGCACAACTTGCTCGAGCTACTGGTGATGTCACTAAAGCCACCGAACTAACCCAGTTAGCCCTTGATGTTTCGGCTGGAACAGGGCGCGACCTAAACTCGGTTGCTATTGCTCTGTCAAAGGCCTATCAGGGAAACACAACCGCTCTTAGCCGACTAGGTATCAAGGCTCAAGATGGCGTCAATGTCTTTGACCAGTTGAAGCAGCAGTTCGCTGGATCAGCAGAGGCAGCCGCTCAGAATGACCCTTACCAACGCCTAAACATCATCTTTGGCGAAATTCAAGAGCAAATTGGTTTGGCTCTATTGCCAGAACTAAACAACTTGGCCAACTACTTTGCTAGTCCAGCGGGTCAAAAAGAACTTGCTGGTTATGCTGAACTAATCAAGGAATTGGCTAAGGTCTTTATCTTTGTTGGAACAACTGTCGCTGAGTTCCTAGCGGGCTTCAAGGTTGTCGGCGCTGCCTTTGGCAAACTCTTCAAGGGTGACTTTGCTGGCTTTATCGAGCTAATGAACAGCCGAGGCATGGTTGATGCTTTGGCCAAACTTGACAATATTGGAACTGAAGCTTCCAAGACCGCTAATAACAAAATCACCCTAAATGGCAATTTAGGCACAATTACTCCAACTGGCAGCAAGACAAGCGGAACAGCCAAAAAGACTGCCGCTGAGGTTGCTGCTGAAAAGGCTGCCGCTGCTCTAAAGAAGGCACAGGAAGCCCTAAAGGATTTTCAGAATGGCCTAATTGAACTATCTACTGGCTTTGAACCGCTAACTCAAGCAAGTTCTGATTTAGGTGAGTTCCAGCAAACAGTTGTAGATACCTTCAATGAGATAAATAAGAAAATTGCTGAAGGCATTGCCAACAAAACCATTGGCACTAAAGGCCTTGACTCGCTTCGCACTTTCCTAAAGGCTCAACAGAACCTTCTTGAGGAGAATGCTCGCCAGCGCGACGCCATTATTGCCAAGCGCACACTGGCTGAGGCTCTTTACAATGATGTCAAGTCTGCTCTTTCTGGAACTGGCAACCTTGCCGGACTTCTAGAAACTCAGACTCGCTCAATCACCACCTCAGTCACCAAAGTCATCGACGGATTCTCGGTCACAACTAAGAGAACAGTTGATGAGGTTGTGGGTGGCAATGGAGTCATTAGCAAGCTAAAGGAAGTAGTTGCTAAGACTAAGGCTTTTGCTGCGCAACTTACCGACCTAAAGGCGCTAGGCCTAAGCCCTGACCTGTTCAAGCAAATTGTCGAGGCTGGCCCAGATGTAGGTAGCCAGTTAGCAAAAGAAATCCTTGATGGTGGTAAGGATTCTGTAAAGGCTCTAAATGACACCTTTGGCGAACTAGAAACAGTATCTAAGTCAGTAGCCGAGCAAACCGCTGTAGTTATGTATAACAATGGTGTGGCTGTAGCGGGTGGACTTGTAAACGGCCTCTTGGCTCAAGAGCAAGCCTTAGTAAATGCTGCTAAGACTTTGGCTGATGCTTTCAACGCTGCTTACCAAGCAAACATTATGGCCCTAGCCATGCCAGAAGCACCAGTTATTCCGCCTAAGCAAACTGGCACAACACAAATCACAAACAACAAGATCACAGTAAAGGCTAACCCTGTAAATACAAAGGCAACCGGACAGGCAGTAGCAAGCTCGGTGTTCAAGTATGGTAAGACTTCTGGTGGCGTTCTATTGCGCGGTGGTCGCTAATGCCAGAACAGTTAGTTGAAATCGGTTTTGACCTTGTTCTGCCTAGTGGCCCTTTCTTCACCCTTGATGATCCAGTCAAAGGGCAACTAGACAACACTTCCTATACCCTTGCTGGCTTCCAGTATTATGACATCACCGATTATGTGACCAACATTGAGGTCACTCGCGGTAAGTCAGATGACCTAGATAATATCTCTGGTGGAGAGCTAGTTGTTGAACTAAATAACAGAACTAGAGCCTTTGACCCTACCTATGAGGCTGGGCCTTTCTATGGCAACATTTTGCCTAAGCGCCTAGTTCGCTACTCAGTAAATGGGATTCAGCAGTATCAGGGAGTTCTCGATGACTGGGGGCTTAGTTACACCCCCGATGGCGATGCGATTGCTGGCTTCACCGCCTCAGATGGTTTTGTGTATCTAAACAACCAGACTCTTGCCGCCTCAACCGCTACCGCTCAGTTGTCCGGTGCAAGAATCGAAGCAGTCCTAGACAATGAGTTTGTCCAATGGCCAACAGCCGATAGGGACATTGACCCAGGTATTACCACTCTTGGTGCGGATGTTATCCCCGATAACCAGAATGTTCTGGGCTACTTGCAGACTATCGAGCTTTCAGAACTAGGCCTTTTCTTTATCGGTAAAGATGGATCAGCGGTGTTTAGGGATAGAACCCACAGCCCTAGCACAGTAGACATCACCAAGTTTGCCGATGATGGCACAGGTATTGGCTACCAGAACCTTCTAATCTCTTATGGTTCTGAGGACTTGGTAAATGAGGTGGCTTCTACCTCGGTTATTACCTCAACAGAAACAATTAGCACCGATACTGCATCGCAAGAGGCCTATGGTATCTTCAATGCTACTTTTGATAACTTGCTACTTAGCACCGATGCTCAAGTTGAGGTTTTCAACTCGACCTTGCTGGCTAAATACTCTCAGCCGGTCTACCGCTTTAGCGAGATTGACATCCGCCTAAATGACCTAAGCCTTGAGAACCAGAACAAGGTGCTAAATCTTGAACTAGGTGACTTTGTGCAGGTAGTCTTTACCCCTAGCAATACCCCGCCAGCAATCAATAAATACGCGGCAGTAATCCGAGCCAACCACTCAGTAGACATCTCAGGCGAACACATTGTTACCCTGGGTCTAAACACCTTGAACTTTACCTACCTCATCCTAGATGACCTAGTATTTGGTAGACTAGATGAAGGCTCACTAAGCTAAGGAAATCATGGCAGTCAGAAAAACTTTTACCGCAACCGAGGTTCTTACAGCGGCCAACACTAACCTGTATCTTTACAACAGGCCAGATGTCACCTCTTCAACCGCAACCGCTTACACAGCGACAACTAGCGATGTAAACAAGACCCTTCAGTTCACCGCTGCTTCTGCTGTGACAGTCACCATTTCTACCGCAACAGCCCTTGTTGCTGGTGAGGTTTTCAATGTTCTTCGCGATGGTGCTGGAACTGTTACTGTGACCGCCGCTTCAACTGCTGTGACTATCAAAGGTCGCGGAACAGCGGCTACCAACTATGCCATTGGCACACAATATGACATGATTTCTGTGCAATGTGTGGGAACTAATGATTACCGTGTTATCGGAAATGCTACTGCCAGCTAATGCTTATTCCTTTTGGTGTTTTTAGTGCTGGGGCTGGTGCAACTAACTCTTATGAGTTGATTAGCACCTCATTGCCAAATGGCTCAGCCACTTCTGTGGTATTTAGTTCTATTCCTCAAACTTACAAACATCTGCAAATTCGCTACGCTGTCAGAAATAATGAAGGCTTTGATGCTGTCCGAGGTTTTTTCTTACACCTTGCACCCGAGGCTACAGATTCAGGATTAGGAAACATTTACAGAAGCCATATGCTCTTGGGTAATGGTTCTAGTGTTGCATCCTCTGTTGGAGCGGCAGATTATAGAATTGTTCAAGAGTTAGTACCAACTACTGGTTCAACATCTAACTCTTATGGTGTTGGTGTGATTGACATTCTTGATTATGTAAGCACTACAAAAAATAAAACTGTCAGGTGGCTTGCTGGCGCAAATACTGCATCTTCTAGCAAAATTGCTCTAGTATCTGGTGCTAGATATTTAACTGATGCTGTATCTACTTTGGCCATGTATTCAAATGGTAATTTTGTTTCTGGAAGCCGCATCAGTCTTTATGGAATCCGTGGCTGATAGACTATGACTATGAGTAAATGCATCCAATGGCACAAGAGCCTAAATGACCGAGGCTACGGCCAAGAGTTTTACAACGGCAAAAACACAAAAGCACACCGAGCAGAATGGATGAAAGCTAATGGGCCAATTCCTGAAGGTTTTGTGCTAGACCACATCTGCCATAATGAGGCTGCTGCCAAAGGCGAATGTGCTGGCGGTGCAACTTGCTCACACCGAGCCTGTGTCAATCTTGACCACCTACAACTTGTCAGCCAGTCAGAAAATATCCTGTCAGGGATGCACAGCATAGATGTCAAAGAGTGTTGCCCAAAGGGTCATTCTTACAAGGATGAAAGAAACATTATGATTCGCAAGTCTGGCAAGCGTGAGTGTGCTGAGTGCAACCGTCAAAGAGCTAATGCTGTTTATGCTCGCAGATTGCAGGTGGCATAATGCCAACACCTACTTATACACCGCTCGCTAATGTCACTCTTGGTTCATCAGCATCTTCAGTAACCTTTAGCTCAATCAGCCAGTCCTATAGAGATTTGCGACTTGTGATTACAGGAACATCATCAACTTTTGTTGGCGTGTTTTGGATTTTCAATGGCGATTCAACTTCAACCAATTATCACAATGTTTATATGCTTGGCGATGGCGGTGGAACTGGCTCTGGTTCTGCTAACTCTAACTCTTGGTCATCATTTAGAAGTAGCAATCTGACTCAGTATGAGGCATCAGTTATGGATTACTCTGCAACTGATAAACATAAAACAGTTTTGCTTCGACAGAATGCAGCATCCGAATCTGGAACTCTTGCTATTGCTGGCCGTTGGGCAAATACAGCCGCTATAACTTCTTTACAAATTAGTTTGGGTGTTGCAACTTTTAGCACCGGAACTACTTTTGCACTTTATGGAATTGCGAGCTAACTATGGCTAATGAAACAATGACGCTCCTTAGCACCGTAACAGTTGGTGCTGGGGGTGCAGCACAAATAGATTTCACATCTATTCCGCAGTCTGCTACTGATATCTACATTTTGCTTAGTTCCCGTACAGATAGAGCATCTGCTGTTGATTTACCAGTTTGGCTAAGATTCAATTCAAGCTCAACAAGTGATTACACAATAAGGAACTTATTTGCAGATGGTGTTACTGCAAGTTCAAGTATTTCAGGCCCAAATTTTGGTGACGCAAATATGGGTTATGTACCCGGTGTAAACACAACATCGAATACTTTTGGAAATATGACAATAACCATTCCAAACTATTCTTCATCAACAGCCTCAAAATCTATAAGTGCTGACTCTGTTATTGAAAACAATGGAACATATAGTAAATTATCCATAAATGCTGGTATTAGAACTTCTACTGATGCAGTTTCTTCTGTTCGCATTTATCTGCCGTCACCTACTGCAAACTTTGTTCAATACAGCACAGCATCACTTTACACAATTACTAAAGGCTCTGGCGGAGCAACTGTTTCTTAATAACTAGCAAGGAAGAAAAGAAAATGACTGAAACACTTACCAAGATTGTTGTTGATTGCTCAACAGGCGAACAGACTGTTGTTCCTTTGACTGCTGAGGAAATTGCACAGCGTGAAGTCGATGCTGCCGCTTATGCTGCACAGCAAGCAATTCAAGAAGCTGAAGAAGCGGCTAAGGCTACTGCTAAAGCAAGTGCAGAAGCAAAGTTGGCGGCTCTTGGATTGACTGCCGAAGAAGTATCTGCAATTCTCAAGTAGACTAGAACTACTAACCGGAAGTTTGTCTGTGAGATACCAGAGGGGC